TGCTGTCTTTTGGTCAAAGCTTTTTTCATTACTTCTTTTTCATCTTTTTCTTGGTCATGGTTTTCTTACCCATCATCTTCTTACCATTCTTCTTTTTCTTCATGCCGCCATAATTCATGCCCTTCATGCTTTCTTCTCCTTCTTTTTTTTGTTTCTCTCTGAGATTTTCTTTGCCTTTGCTCTTGCATCAGCAGATGAACTAGCTCCCCATTTTCGGAGTGCCAGTAACTTCCTGGTAGGTTTGCCATCTTTGTAATCAGGGCCACGAGAAGCCCCCATTCTTGCGAGGAAACTTGCTCTGCGTGGCGAATCTCCGCTTTTTATTGGCCTTTTAAGGTTAGACCCTTGCGATCTTGCAAAACGCCTTCCTGCCTCATTCAAGCCCCCTGAGGGCGATTTGTGTTTTGAAGTAAGATTAATTCTTTTTCTTGCCATCTGTTTTCTTATTTAAAAATTGAAGTCCTTGTTTACCAAATCTGTATCCAAAGCTTGAACCTATAACAATATACAGACAGGTCTGAAACCATTGTGGGCAGCTTTCATCAAGAAAGATAAAACCCTCTTTTACATATTCCTGTGTATAGGGAATAAAACAGCAGACAAGTATGCCACCAAATATAATAGTCCAGAACTCGTCTTTCCATGAACCTGCCATCTGTGCTGTAAGGTTCTGCTCCATAAGCATAGAAGATGTAGCTTCTGTTTCATAAACCTTTGCCTCTGCCTTCGCTCTGGCAACTTTGACATCTGTCTCAGCTTTTGCCTTATCAACTCTTCCTTGCAGCCATGTGCCTGCAAGAGAAGCTATAGGTGATATCAGGTTCATCATGTCTTTTTCTTCTTCTTTTTACCTAATAGATCAGCATCAGCTTTTCTTGCGCCACCTTTACCACTTACAAAGCTTTTTACTCTGCCCATAGCCCATTGATGCTGTGATACCTTTGGTCTGCTGCCTGATGAAAAGTATGCACCGAGTCCACGTTTATACACCTTATCAAGTGTAGATTTAGCAAACCTCCCTGCACCAGGTATTGATGAATATTTACCACCACTTTTCTTCTTAGTTGCTTTTGTTGCCATCAGCCTCTACTCCTTCTCTTTGAGATACGATCCATCATGGCAGGTGTCAGTTTACCTTCTCTGTAAAGTCTAGCTGTTCTTTTAATTTCTTTTTCTCTAGCCTTTGGGTTCTTAGCACCACGCACATATTTTTTAGGTACACCACCTTTTGTCTTAGGTACTTTTGCGAACTTCCTTTTCTTTTTGACTGCCATTGTTTGTCCTTAGTAAATGTGGGTTATCATCTAAAACCAGTACGGCTTTATCTAAGTCTGACTGCCCTAGTATGTGGTCAAAGTCTTTTCTGTATTTTTTGAGCCGCATCTTTAGAAGCAATACTTTTTCTTCTAACTCTGTCACTTATCTTGAGTTTTCTGAGGAACAGATTTAGGAACGCAATAAGCTTTGACCCATATCCTCGAGTTTCCTGCCAGTGAGCGATCGAGGTTTTGCGATCTAATTTTTGCTGCAACTCTAAGACACGCATCCAGATCACTGAAATAAACGCTCTCCTGTACTGTACCTGAAAGAAAAACAACCAATAGCCATGTCACTTATTTTCTTGCCATCCAGGCTGTTGTACCCATGTATGTGCCAACAATACCTGCACCAGATATATAGAGTAAGTTGCTGATATCAGATAATGCATTGATCTTTTCTACTGGCATAAAAAACATTGCAGCAGTAAATACACCCATGCCTATAAGTGTGTATCTAGCCATTCTAAGCTGTGCTATCTGCTTTCTAAGTTTTGACTCTGTTTCTTTTATTTCTTTTACATGAGAAAGTTCTTCATCAGATACTACGCCATCACCATCTTCATCATATTCATTAAAAACAGATTTTTTTTGTAACTTTTTCTGGGTCATGCAATAGCTTCCATTCTTTTAGCTAATCTTTCTGCTCTGTTAGTTACCTGCCTGTACCAACGGCTGTCTCTCATCTCTTCAGCAGCTTTGGGATAATTTTTGTTTATAATGTTATTTATCATTTTTCTGAATCTGCTAAATCTTGGCAGTCCGAGATTGAACATCATGTTTGCCATTACTTGTTTGACTTCTTCATCCATGTCATTCCAATCTTCAAAGACCTTTTTACAATCCTTGATGACTGACTTGATATCTTCTTCAAACAGTTCTGTGCATCTATCCTCATCAACCTGAGTGCCTACAGGCTGATCAAACTCTGGCTCATCTTCTCTGCATAGATGTCCTATACCGACAGTTTTAAGTTGCAGATGATCAAGATACACCTCATACTTTACACCCTCATCAATAATGAGTTGCTGTCTTAGTTTTTCCATGTCCATGATTTTACCTGTTACGCAACCTATCGGCTAACATTTGCCTAATGTCATCTGCTGTCATAGCACCTGCAACTGGTGCTGCTGCCATACCGCCTTGTTGAATACCACTGCCAATTAAGCTTCTTGTTAAAGGCAATACTGGTTGTGAGTATGCTAGTCCTCCTGCAACTATAGGTGGTAAAGATGAACCAAGAACACCTGGAGAAGCATATTCACCTAATGAGCCAAGAGCAGAAGATGCTAATATTCTCTGTGATGTACCACTGTCAGGCACTGTAGCACCAATAACATCTTGTGCTTGTTGTGCTAAGTTTTGCATCCTAGCTTCACCTGCAGAAAACTTAGACTGTCTTTTTGTAATATCACTTTTAGCTGATGACTGTAATAAATCAACAGGACTAAAACCTTCTTTTTGTTTTGTTCTTATTGATGCGTTTCTAACAATTTCAAACAAGCCGTAAGACTGATCTAATTTTGCTAATTGTTCTGCAATTTCTGGCATCTCTGTTTGTAACTGATGGCTTATTGTTAGTCGTACATCATCAAGTGCATCTGCTTTTCTTAATGCTTCTTCTGTGCCTTCTCGCCTTAAACGAGTAATCATACGTCTTAATTCTGTTTGTGCAGTTTTGATTGCTTTTCCATCTAAGGCTGTTGTAACAGGAGCAGGTTTAATTTTTTTGATTAATAACTTATTGACTCTTTGTGTTATGTCTTTGCTTATATCTTTATCAACATCATTTAAAATATTTTGTAACGCACCTGTTAGTTGCTCGCTGTTTTTAATTGATAGTTTAGGTAAAATCTCACCATATTTTTTTTCAAGTGCATCTTGTCCAAATTTTATTAATGCTTTACCTTCTAAATTTTTAGGTGCTTTAATATTTATTTGAGATAGTGCATCATCAACGGCTGCTCTGTTAAAACCTGTCTGTGCATTTTGTAATGCTGATGTTATTGCATCACCTAAGAAAAACACATTTTTGCCTGTAGCTTCTTCCATTCTTGATAGAGTTGTACCGCCTAATGTTGAACCTTTCACTGCTTGACCAGGTGTTACTGGTACACCTTTTTGGATAAGTTCTCTTGCTTCATCTGTTATCTTTGGTGCTAATCCACCAACTACACCACCTAATACAGCACTTGTTGCACCAGAAATAGCTGTGTTTGGATTTGTCAATCTTTCTCCTAAACCACCCTCAGCAGTTCCAACTCCATACACTAAGCCTTCTGCACCTGCTACACCTGCACCTTTGGCAATGTTGGCTAATCTTGCTGTATTTGCTACTGAAGCTGTTTGTCCAAAACCTGGAATAAACTGTGCAGCAATCGTTGGCAGTATTGCACCTGCGATTTCAGTGCCTATAGCTGTTCCAGGATTTGATTTTCTAAAATCTTTTATCTGACCTCTAACTTGCTTAATAATATCTGTATAAGACTTATTGCTGTCAAAAGCCGATCTTACACCTGCTTCAATTTCATCTGCAAAACCAAGTGTCAAACCTTGTGTAGTTGCTCTTGCAACGTCTCTAGCTATGTTAAAATATGTTCTTGGATTTTTTTCATTAACAGTTGTTCTTTTTACACCAAATGTCATATCTATTCACCAAACCCTTCTATTTTAAATTCACCTGCTACACCATCATAAAAAAGATCACCTTTGTTTAATATTCCAGACTCTTTTGCTGTATTGTACTCTTCTTCATTTTGATACATTTTAAAGATTGGCGTTCTGTTCTGCTCTTCATATTCTGCAAATCCTAACAAACCTTGATTGCTTGATTGTAAATATTTATCCATTAGCATTAGACTTTGTTTTTTATGCTCTTGAAGTGCTAACATACCTTTTACAATAATAAGGTTAGATTCTTCTGTTTTATTTAAACTTGCAGCAGCAGATTCAAATGTATTTATTTCAAAATTTGACGTTGCACCACTTCCAGGAGGCCTCATTCTTGGAATTATGTATTTAGCAGCAGCCTCAAAAATTTCTTGGTTAGTTAATTGTTGAGAATCTTCGCTGCTTAATAACCCTAAACTGTTTAAAACGGCTCTTATAGGTTTTGTTGCGTTTGTTATAGGGCCAGTTTCAATAGCATTATTTTCTAATAAAGCTGCCATAGTATTAAGTTTAAATGTTATTTGTTGGTCAGCTTGAAGTTCCTGTTGCAGTTTTTGTAAGGTTTCCAAACCTAACTTTGTGCCTACTTTAGATTTTTCTGTTTCTGTAGTTTGGTCTAAATTGATGACAGTATTCTTTTTATAATTATCAAAAAATTCTGCACGATCATCACCTGTAAGACCTAAATCATCTGCAATTTGTATTGCTGCTGTCTTTGCAGGTGGTTTCACTTCTTTAGGTTTTGCAAATTGTCCTGCAGGTGTGAATGTTGTAGTGTTTGTTAATGGATTAGTTACATTTGTTCCATAAACAATGTTTCCATCTACTTCTTGAAATGAAAATTCGCTTGTAGGTGCAGAAGCAACTTGCAAGCCTAATTGTTGAACAGATTGTAACGCTTCAGGTGTTGCAATAGTTGGCAACAATGATCTTACATTCTGTGGAAGATTACCTAATATTGCATCATATTGTGTCTGCAAGTTTTCCTGTCTAGTTGTCTCCTGCCCTTCTAATCTATCCAATGCCCTCTTCTGTAGCATTGCACCAACAAGACTCTGTGACAGCCTTCCAATGCCCTCTAATGGTGTTCTAACTGGGCCACCTCTCATTCCTCGCTCTAAGAGTGTATTTGATAATGTGTTTCTTGGGTCTAACTGAAAAGCACGATTGAGGTCTTGAAATCTAAATGATGGCCCTTGCCCCTGTGCCATAGGTTGTGCCATTGGCTGTGCTAATGGTTGTATGTTTGCAGCAGGGTTCATCTGATTTGCATTTTGTATTGCTGTCAATAAATTAGCCATACCACTTCTTTGAGCAGGGCCTGTATTTGTGCGTAACCCTAAATTAAATTGTGGATTGTTTTGTTGGTCAAATGTTAATGCTGTTGTCATTCTTTACCTCAATATTGCAGCAGAACCGAGTGACCCTGCCAGATCAAATAAACCACCCAAACCAGAACTATAATTAGCCATACCCTGATTAAATGCATTTGCTGCCGCACTCTGAGCCAACTGATTTGCACCTAATGTATTAATCGCACTTGGAGCAAAAAATGTTGGTTGCTGTATTTGTGGGCCACCAAGTAGGGCTGCTAGTTCATTAAACTGTAGATTTCTTAATCCTAGTCTTTCATTTAGCTGTGCCTGTCTTGCCATGTTGCTTAGTTCATTTGCTCTTAACTGGTCAGCTATCTGTTGTTGTCTGGCTGCGTTCTGTTGTGCAACATTTGCGGCTTGTTGTCCAAATGCCTGTT